AACATTAGTGCTGAATTTATTGAAATTGAACGCTAAAAATCCTCCAAAATCATAAAATAGTGCCAACGAAAATTTATCTAGCATTATGCAACGGTCTTAGTATCTGGTTCTTTTCTAAAAACCAAACAAAAAGATACGCAGCTATTCGTTTATTTCCATCAGAAAAAGAATGGTTTTTAACAACAAAATATAATAAGTTGGCTGCTTTTTCTTCAATAGTCGGGTAAAAATCAACGTCACTAAACGACTGATAAATAACGCCAATCGAGCCTTTGAAGGAATCGTCTTTTTCATTTCCAAATAATGAACTGCCTCCAAATTTGTCTTTTAGATCTTTAATGGCGTTCATAGCATCTTCATAAGTTGCAACAAACAATTGCTGATCATCTGTGCCTTCAATTGTTAACTTCTGATGGTCATATTTGTCTAGTATCTCTAGGGCATAGCTATAATCCGTGACTACTTTTAACAAGCCAGTTGCTTCATCATTATTTAATTCTTTGTTATTTAAAACATTGCCCAATAGCTGAACAGCTTGCTTTAGTGAAGTAAACTGATTGGCTTGTTCTTTTAATTTCTTCTCATTGATTGAATACCCTTTTACGAGATAGTCCCTTAGTACTTTGTTTGCCCAAATTCGAAATTGTGTACCTCTTTTGGATTTAACCCGATATCCAACAGAAATAATCACATCTAGCGAATATTGATTGGTCTTGTATTTCTTACCATCATTTGCAGTTGTCAAGGATTCCTTGACAACTGAAAGTTTTTGTAGTTCTTCTTCTTTAAAAATATTATTGATATGGAGACTTATATTTTGCTTGGTTTGACCAAAAAGTTCTTGCATTTGACTTTGAGTAAGCCATACATTGTCATTCTCAATTTTCACATCAACTGATGTTTGTCCGTCTTCGGTTTTATATATAATAATTTGAGTGCTAGTCATGACTTCTAATTTAATGTTTTAATCGAATATTAATGAATTGCCTATAGAGTAGTGTCTGAAATTTAATTCGATACCATGTTTTTATGAAACAACACCTCCAGATGGTCGAAGCTTAGTTTTTAAAAGGAGCATATCTTCACTAATCTTCAAATCAACGATCTTAGCATAATGCTGCGTTTGTTTTAACGATTTATGTCCCAACATTCGTGAAACCGTTTCAATGGGTACTCCATTACTTAAAGTTACTGTTGTCGCAAACGTGTGCCGAGCGATATGAAATGTTAAGTTCTTTTTTATGCCGCAACAGTCTGCGATCTCCTTTAGATAGGAATTCATCTTTTGATTTGTTAAAACCGGGAGTACCAAATCTTTAATTACGCATTTTGGGTCATCTATATATTTATTCATAATATCAATAGCTGGCGGTAATAAAGGCAATCTTGTAGCAGAATCTGTTTTCTGACGTGTGGTAACTATCCACTTACCTCCATCAACCCCATCAATAATATCCAATCTTCTCAATTGATAAACGTCTACATAAGCCAAGCCTGTGTAGCAACTGAATAAAAATATATCTCGGACATGGTTCAGTCGATCGGTCTCAAACTCTTTACTTTCTATCTGGTTTAATTCCTGTTTAGTTAACGCAATACGAATCACTTCTTTTTTGTTGGTTTTAAATCCTGCAAATGGATCTTTAATCAGCCAACCTTTTTTAATGCACTCCATTACAATTTTTTTCAAGTTGCCAATATATTTCATTGTTGCATTATGTCCACATTTCCTTACGCTTTTGAGCCAGAATGCAAATTGGGAAACAAATTCATAGTTCAGATCTTTTACAGGAATATCATCCGTCTTGTATTTCCATTGAATAAACGAGGCAGTATGATCACGTGCTGTTTTATAACGCATCAAAGTAGAGGGAGCGAATTCTTGACCTACAAGCACTTTCATCTGCTCATTGTGATGCTGGAATGTAGCAACGATTGTTCGTTCTTCTTCGCCTTGCCCTGTGAGTGTGTTTTTAAGGTTTTCTGCCGTTAAAGCTTGATCTAAATCAATTATTGATTTCTTTGCCTGATATATCTTACTGCACATTATATCGAGAAGATTGTTGAGCTCTCTGGCGTCTTCTTTTGAACCAATGGCTCTTCCGCCGGAGGCGTTCCACCGCTGGCTGTCCCACTTTCTCTTTAGAGCGATATCTTTCGACACGCCATCGACTGTCACCCGTAGGTAGATATACCTTAAATTCCCTTTTTCATTTTTGGGTTTCTTCAGAAAGAAGATTAACCCGAAGCTTTTTTCTAACATAACAACATCATTAATAGATTATACAAATGTCGAAATGTAGTCTCATCAAATCAAGATGTTTATTGGTTGAACATCTTGATTACCAATCAGTAGCGTCATTTCCAAAGCGTCTTTTTTCTAGTTTTAAAAGACGTCATGAATGACGCTCATAAATATTGGGTTTTATTATATAATTTGGTAGGGCTTAAAACCAAAAAAGCCTTCAAATCATATGATTTGAAGGCTTTTGCACATTTTTAAAATGTATTTTGCGGAATGGACGGGAGGTGTATTTAGTTTTAAAAGAATTTCCTGATTTATTATATGTTTAAAATGGATGTATTATTAACACACATTACAGTAAATTTCCAAATAACATTTTACAAATCGAGAGCATATGTTTTGTTATTTAACTGATAGCTTACTTCTTAATATTGACATATCGTTACTCACTTTTATATCTAAAATTTTAGCATAGTGCTGGGTCGTTTTAATATTGGTATGACCCAGCATTTTAGAAACTGTTTCTATCGGAACTCCATTACTCAAAGTTACTGTTGTAGCAAAAGTGTGTCTGGCAATGTGGAATGTTAATTTCTTAGTTATACCACAGAGGTCGGCTATCTCTTTCAAATAAGCATTCATCTTTTGATTGCTCAATACAGGTAACAATGTGCCTTCCGCTTCGCAATGCGGATGATTCTTATATTTATTTAAAATTTCAACGGCAATCTCTAATAAGGGAACTCTTGTTGAAGTATCAGTTTTTTTTCTTTTTGTGAATATCCAAAATCCTCCATCTATACCTAAACCGATTTCCTGCCTCTTTAATTTCTTAATGTCTGCATAGGCCAATCCAGTATAACAACAGAAAAGGAAAATGTCTTTCACTTGTGCTAGTCTTTCTATGGTGAACTGTTTTAGATAAACACAGGTAAGTTCATTCTGACTTAAATAAACTCTCTCACCAGCTTTTGCTTTGGATTTATAATTAGCGAATGGATTTTTAGGTATCCAGTCGTGAGCGATGCAACTGTTAACTATCTTTTTAAGATTCTTGATATATTTTGCTGCCGAAACCAAACTTATTTTACGAGAACTTCTTAAATAAAATTCAAAACCCACAATAAATTCGTGATTCAATTCATTGATAGGAAGATCATCATTTTTAAAATTGAGTTTAATGAATGAGCTTAGATGTTTGACAGTGGTTTTGTATCCTTTTAAAGTGTTTGGTTCAAAACCATTTCCCAAAAGTGCTTCCACTTTTCTATTATGTTCTTCAAAAATCTCCAATAGCATTTTAAATTTTTCTTTCTTCCCAGAAATGGCACTTCTTAGAAACTCAATAGTAACTTCTTTCCCGCTTTCAACAAGCACTTGATGAGCTATGTTCAATTTTGTGTGCAGACTATCTAAATAGGCATTCAATAGCCTGACGTCTTCTTTATTGCCTTTACTTCTTCCGCTATGAGAATTCCAGTGTGAAGGTAAACAGTTACGTCTTATAGAAATTTCTGACCTTTTGCCATTAACACTAATTCTTAAGTAAATAGGCATTGGACCAGACAAATAAAATTTTGGCTTTTTAAGATAAAAAAGCACTTGAAAACTAGTTAGCATAATAACTCAATTTTAAAGGTTTACAAATATACATTTGTAGCCATTTCCAATCAAGATGTTTAGTGAATGAACATGCTGTTAATCAGCATGTTAATACGATTCTGGTGAGTACTTGTTTTCTATGCCAATGACTCACTGATTACTCACCAGAATAGTGGTAAAAATTGAATATTTTGGCATATTCATTAAACGAAAAAATCCTGCAAACATTTGATTTGCAGGATTTTAAGCATTTTTGTTGATGTTCTAAGTAGCCCGTAGGGGAATCGAACCCCTGTTTCTAGAATGAAAATCTAACGTCCTAACCCCTAGACGAACGGGCCATAAAAAAAGAGTTGTCTTTCAAACTCCTTTTAGGTAGCGGGGACAGGACTCGAACCTATGACCTTCGGGTTATGAGCCCGACGAGCTACCAACTGCTCCACCCCGCACTATATTTCAATATTTTAAAACAGTTGCTGTTTTCTTTTTCCGACTCAGAAATAAATAAATCATTTCCTTGAATTGGTCTGCAAAGATATAATTCGTTTCTTTGTACTCCAAATAAATTTTAAAATATTTTTTAATGGCACATAAAGCAGGTTTTGTAAGTATCATAGGTAAGCCAAACGCAGGTAAATCAACCCTTATGAATCAGTTAGTTGGCGAAAATATGGCGATAATTACGCCCAAAGCGCAAACAACTCGTCACCGAATTTTAGGCATCGTAAACGACGAAAATTACCAAATTGTGTTCTCAGATACACCCGGAATTATCAAACCTGCCTACAAATTGCAGGAAAGTATGATGCATTTTGTGGATGACGCCTTGGTAGATGCAGACATTTTAGTCTTCGTTACCGATATAAATGAGAAGCAAGATGAGGAAGATGTTTTGGTAAAACTTAAAAATACCACAGCCAAAGTTTTAGTGGTTAT